GCATTTTGTACACGTCCTGATCGTACTTGCGGTCACGGTTCTCTGTCCATAGCAAGTCTTGGATATTCATTTCACTTTGGTTAGTGTATGCTGGTTGAGTAGCATCTGGGCTAAATCCAATTTGTGTTCCAGCCGCGATTGCAGTGGTAGTTGATAAACTTAGAGTGATACTTGTGCTGGTAGTTGATGTAACAGTGGCACTTGCTGGAATCCCGGTGCCATATACAAACATACCTAGTTGAACACCAGTGGTATTACTAAAGTTAAGAGTAATATCTGGACCAGACTGGGTAGCACTAGTTGTTACAAATAAACCTTGTGGATTTATACCCAGGTATTTGTTAAGAAGTACTCCGGTGCCGCCTAGTTGGAACATTTCTGATATTCGGCGGTCAAAGAATTTGTAATCATTGGTATGTTTACCATCTTTCCATAAACTAAGTCTGCTCAAAATATCTCTCCCATAAGGTTTAATTATTTATCAACCTACAGTTAGCCCCGTGCCATCTTTTGTAGCCAGCTAATCCTTTACCTGTTTTATTACAATGTTCGCATATATATGGCACTAGTGATGGATTAGAAACACCATATTTTTCTATAAAAGTCTCTGACATTTTGTCTTTAGTACCGGCCATATTCATTGGATTATTGGCACCTTGCATATATGGCTTTTTGATACCCTTTTTACTACGGCCAAGTTTGGCTAACTGTATACTTTTGCGTGACTTAATTTCGGCCGATTCATTATTACATCTAATTTTAGCAGAGATGCTAAGTTTTTCTCGCCATGCATCTGTAAATTCTCTATTTTTGAGTAAGATGTTTAATTGTTGTTTTAAATTTTCGTACACACGTGATGACACCATATACCTTTGTTGATCTTTATTAAAACTATGCATCATACGTTTACACGCATACGCCATTTTTTGTTGTTTTGCCCCACTTACCATCTTAGTAAGTAACCAGTGACACACAAAATGCTCGCGAGCAGTTAAATCTACTAGATTATCGATTGAATTATCTCCGCCTAAACTTTTAGGAATAATATGATGACGTTCGGTATATCCAGAATTAGTCCGCAGTTTAGCAGAGGAAATGATGTTGTTATACCACGCGGTATATTTGTTGTTTATAAATATCATTGCTGACATTGCCTTATAATGTTAGAGTAGTTGGGGATTGCCGTCCCGCGAACTACACTCTTATTTATCTAAGATATTTGTGCTTGACCGGTAATTCTCAAAATGCTATAATGTAGTATGGAGCTGAATACTACCCTAAAACACCGCATAGATACAGCCTTTTTCCAAATCATTGATATGGGTCCAAGCCAACGCAAAGATTTGCAAACAATGTGGCGAGTAGCTCGTAGCAAGTGGAATGACTTAGATATGGAATTGATCAATTGTCGCAGGCAAAACAGATGTACTCCGCGATACCGAGATATCGAAACAGATCTGTTAGAACGGGTAGATTTGATAGAACAGTACATAACTTTTGGGTTATTGACAAAATAAGGTAATTAAAGTATAATAGCATATTATGACATTACTGTTCCTTGACACAGAATTTACCGATTTCCCCGAAAGCGAATGCGACTTGATTGCAATCGGTCTGGTAGCCCAAGATGGCCGGGAATTTTATGCTGAATTGACAGACTATAGACAAGAAGCCTGTAGCGGGTTTGTCATCGAAACGGTGTTACCATTATTAAAGCAACATAAGAATCGAGTCGAAGGAACCCACTGGGAAGTGGCCCGGGAACTTAACGAATGGTTGCAACCTTATGAACAAGAGTGTACCGTTTGCTTTGACTACAGCACTGATTGGTATTTGATGCAGAAGGTATTGTTGATGTTGCCTGATGAAGATCTTCCTGACTTTTTAACAACCAAGAATATCTGGGGCGATTTAGATCAAGATGCATTAGATTGGTTTTGGAAAGAGCGAGATTGTATTGGATGGAAACCGCACATGGCATTATATGATGCTCATGCCAATATGTTTGCATATAAACCATTGGTGAGGGAAAGAAATGTATAAAGTATATTGGACCGATCGAGATGGCAAGCCAGACGCAGAAGAATTTAGTGACTTAACTGTAGCCTTAAAGGTAAGTCACTCGTTACGCAACGATGGATTTGAACATGTAGTAATGTCAAGCCAGGTTAAAAACAACGTAGGTAAACTCGGGGTTGATAGTGTTGTTGATGGTGTGTTGCCCGATGGTAATGTTTACGAATGGAAGATGCGGAGAACACAATGAAAATGTATATTTGTATTAAGCAGGATACACCTGTTGGTATGGCAATGAATGCCGCGGCACATGCTGGATTAATGTGTCACTTAGAATTTAATTCCATGCCTGACTATCAAGAGTGGCTGGCAAAGTCATTTAAGAAAGTTACTTGTGCAGTAACAGACGCAGAGTTTGCTATGCTTAAACAGCTAACTGGTAAGGTTATTGTAACTGAAAGCCGTATGGACAATGCTGAATTAGCTATTGTACTTACTCCTCGACAGTCTAACGAGTGGCCTGAATTTGTAAACCTATTGAAACTTTGGAAATAAAATGGCTAATATTAAAATTAATGGTAAAGCAACAAAGATTAAAAAAGCGGCACCCCGCAATAGTTTAATGCTCGACGAAAAGTACGTAGGTGAGGAACCAGTCTGGGATACCGAACGTGCAAAAGACATGCCATTTGAACAGTTTGATCACTTTATGCGTAAGAGTTTAAACTATTATAATTACTTCTTTAGTCAAAAGGACTTAAAGAAATATGTAGTGGAGTGGATGAAAGAAGTTAAGGACTTTGACAAAGACGAAATACGTGCATTTGAACGTGCCGGAGATCGCACAATAACAATGACCACTTGCGGACTTATTATGGCGCACCGTCAAGGCATGCCATTGCAAGAACGTCACCTTGAATATATCGACATTGACATTATTAAAAGCATTGCCGGTGGCCCAGCGGAAGAAGAAGTATTAGACGTTGTAGTAGAAGCACCTAAAGCATACGTTCCTACTATTCAAGATCGTATGAATGAAAAAACAGCAGACACCATTGGTGAATTAGAAGGGCACTACGATGAGTTTATTAAAAATATCAAGTATAGCTTTAAGCCTTATGATTATTTTGTGGCTAATAATGTCGCTCAATCTCAATTAAGTAAATACGAAGCAGTTTATCAAGCTCGTTTTGATGAACTTAAACTAGCATTTGAAAAGACAGACGAGCAAGTAACTGAAGGATATAGTCATTATAAATCTGCAGACTTTAAGCGCATCTTTGCTTTCCTGGATCAAATCTTAAACGACATTATCCAATATCGTGGCCTGAAGAAAGCAACTAAGAAAGTACGTGCTCCTAAATCTGTCAGCAAAGAGAAAGTAGTTAGTAAGCTCAAGTATGCTAAAGAAGATAAAGTCCTGCGTCTGATCAGTATTAATCCCGCAGATATCATTGGTGCTCAAGAACTATGGGTTTATAACACCAAAACACGCAAGCTAGGCAAGTATATAGCCGACAGTTTAAAAGGACCCTTAAACGTCAAAGGAACCGGCATTATTGGCTTCGATGAGCACAAATCCATCACTAAAACACTCCGTAAACCTGCCGATACGTTGAAAGACTTCGCTAAAGCTACTAAGATACAATTACGTAAGTTTATGGAAGATATCAAAGCAACTGAAACAAAACTCAACGGTCGTATTAGTGCAGATGTGATTTTATTAAGAGTACAATAACCTACTACTCCGTTATCGGTAATAAATACTAGATAACGGAGTAATAAATGACAGCAGGTCTAACACCTTTTACAGGTAACGTAACTAACGAAACTGGGTTTGATGCCAATAATAATGTAATTACGGCTAGCTTGTACAACCCAGCAACCGGAACAGGTGCAGGTGAAATTGCATTCTCCGGTAATCCAACAATAACAAATCCTGGAGTTCAAGATCCAAATTGGCAGTTTGGTAATACAACTGACAGTATGCGAGCCAGCATTATAGACTATATTCGTATGCGTTTAGGCGATGGCATTGTTGACGTTGAATTAGAAAACGAACACTACGAAATGGGCATCAATCAAGCTCTGATCAAGTACCGTCAAAAAGCACAAAACGCTACAGAAGAAAGTTACTGTAGTTTGCAACTGCTCCCAGAAACACAAGAATACATATTACCAAAAGAAATTAGAGGCATTCGCCAAATCTTCCGTCGCGGCATTGGTAATACTTCTGCTAGTCAATTTGAACCATTCAGTTCGGGTTATTTAAACACATACATGTTGACTGCGGGTCGTGTTGGTGGATTAACCAACTACGAATTATTTGTTGACTATCAAAAATTAACAATGGTAATGTTTGGTGGCCACATTAACTTTACATTTAATCCAGTTACCAAGCGACTAGTTATTGCTCGCAAAATGCCGTGGCAAGGCGCTAATCCAGACCTACACGAAATTGAATCTGTGTTGTTATGGATCTTTAATGACAAACCAGACCAAATGATTTTTAATGATACATTTGCTTTTCCGTGGATTCAAGAATATGCCTACAGCTTTTGTAAGCGCATACTAGGGGAAGCACGTAGTAAGTTTAGTCAAATTGCTGGACCGCAGGGCGGATCAGCATTAAACGGTGATGCTCTTAAACAAGAAGCTGCAACCGAAATGGAAAAACTCGAAGACGACCTAAGAATGTATGTTGATGGCTCGCAACCACTGACTTGGTTAATGGGATAGTTGACTTAACCCATTAAGTATGTAATAATGCTCCTATAACATGGAGCATTTTTATGATCATTGGCGTTTGCGGGTTTATTGGTTCGGGTAAAGACACTATTGCTGACTACTTGGTTGGCTTTGAAGGATACCGTCGTGATAGTTTTGCTGGCACACTTAAAGATGCAGTGGCAGCAGTATTTGGGTGGGATCGAGAACTGCTAGAAGGACGAACTCCGGAAGCTCGTGCTTGGCGCGAACAAGTGGATGCATGGTGGGCCACTAGATTAAATATGCCCAACTTAACTCCACGTTGGGTACTACAATACTGGGGCACAGAAGTATGTCGCAAGGCATTCCATGATGATATTTGGATTGCTGCTCTGGAAGCACGCCTAGCACGTCGTAGTGACGATACTGTTATTAGTGATGTGCGTTTTCCCAATGAAATCCAAAGTATTCGTAATACAGGCGGTAAAATTGTATGGGTCAAGCGTGGGCCATTACCAACCTGGTACCACTTGGCTAAAAATGCAAACTCGGGAGAAGCTCCTATTGCACGTCAGATGCTTGATGACTTGGGTATTCACGTTAGTGAAACTGCCTGGGTAGGCACAGAGTTTGATATAGTGATTGAAAACAACGGTACCATTGACGAATTGTACACCAACATTAAAAATCTGGTACTATAGTAGCGGGTTTCCATCCAAGCCTACTTTTAAATACTTCTTGCTGGCAGTTTAAGCATATTGTTTTTAAATTAGTCCAGTTGTTATTCTTTAAGTTGCCGTCTACGTGAAATACTATGCTTTGACTAGCCAACGTAAACTTAAAATTGCATTTCTCACACCGGTCGGTTTTTTTGTAACCCGAACGTTGCCATGCTGGTGGGTTTGGCTTTAACTTCTTTCCCTTCCTTATACAACTAGAACATAGTTTTCTGTAATGTGTTATGCCATCACGTTTATAGTTGACGGCAACAGGGTTGGTGTGACACGAAGGGCATAGTTCTCTGGTAGACATACTGTATTTAGCACCATTTAAACACACAAACCTTTGCCAAGGCACCTATAACCGCCACATTTTATACCTTTATAATAAATAACTGTAACATGTATTTTAAAGGAATATAACCATGGCACTAGTATCCCCA